GACCAAATCATCAAGACAAACGGCTATTAGTAGTCGTAATGGCAGTGGCAAGCGGACTGAGGTGCTTTGGATATCGCCTAACTGTGAGCAGCAACAGACAGACCTTTTTGATTTTGAGGAGATAAGCGCGTGAATAAGTTTATAGCTAATCAATCAGTGATTTTAAGTGACTATGAAAGCCATAAATCACTATCGTTTCGGTTTTACGAACTCGGTGTGATCATTGAGAGTAGGCAAGACCAGGTAAACAGCAAGGAGGGTATGGCGAAGCCGAAGCATTTCTCATCCTTGATAGTCTCCCACTTAAAAAACGATGAAGCTATCAAGCTGCGTGACCGTCTTTTAGCTCGCTATCCTATTGAGGCTGACAAATGAAAAAAGACCCAGCCGACTACACGCCAGGCGAGCGTAAATACGCTGACCTCGTTAAAGCGGTCGCCGCTGGCAAGCCCAATGCAGTTATTTATCTTAAAAATTCAGCGGTTACTGAGGCTGGTGATTTCGTAATTGGGCTGACATACAACATCGATTTACAGCGTTACTCATGTAGCGCTATCGAGATAGACGGTATTAGGCATAACGATCCTATGCAGTGGGATAAAGAAGGTGGCTCACTAGATGACGCTGTGAGTGATTTAGTGTTGAAGTCGGTTAACGATGGCGTGAGAACGATTTGAGGGCAGGAGGGTAGGGATTTGGCTAAATTAGCAAGGTTTAAGAAGGCAAGAGTGGTTACTGGTAAGGATGGTAAAAAAAGTATCGTCATGCCAGCAAAGTCAGAAGATGAAATTCAGATATCTATTATCAATTGGGCCACTCTGCAAAAGTATAAAAACAGGACATTAGATTATTACCTCAGTCATCCAGCAAATGGCGGTTATCGCAAAGACAAGGAAGCCGCCAAGCTCAAAAGAATGGGAGTGCAGGCAGGTTATCCAGACTTGATACTGGATATACCGAAAGGTGGCTATCACGGTCTGCGTATTGAGTTGAAAAAATTAAAAGGTGGTGTAACGCGAGACAATCAAAAAGAGCGTATTGCTGTGCTGAATGAAGAGGGTTATTACGCAGTGGTCTGTAAAGGTTTCCAGGACGCCACTCAGACTATCAAAAGATATATGGCAGGCGAGTTACTAATTACTGATAAACAGGGAGAGGGTTGTGAGTGAAGTTAAAACAGGTCGTTTTTATCTATCTAACGTGCATGGTCTGGTTAAGCTAAAGGATGTCAGGCACAACGGATTAAGTGGCAAGGTGGCAATTATTGAAGATGAACAAGGGCGCGTTTATAACCCATCATTAGATTTTTTCATGAAAAACGCTTCGATTTGCGAAGAGGTTGAAGCGCAGACGCGTAATGATATTCAGTGGGATTTGGGCACTCAGGATAAGAGCGAAACTATTTTAGTGACCGTTTGCTCTAAGTGTGGAAGTACCGTACCTGCCGACAGTGTGGAACAGCCAGCGCTAAGCAGATGGGCTGCTAGGTTCTTAAAGGCCATGAAAGGAATTGAGGTGGGTAAGTGACTGATCTGATAATTGCAGTAGCTATGTTTTTTGGTGGTTTTTTAGCCTTGCTAGGCTTCGTATTTTTAATGGTGGTGTGGTCAGCAAACGGAAGTGGTGACTACTGACAGGCAATAAAAAGCACTCACGTTTGCAGACGTAAGTGCTTTAGCTGGCAAGCAACAGAGCAATGTTATTCGCAAAATCATTATACATTATTTTGAGGATGACACATGAGCGATACGATTGATAAAACAGTTGATTTGTTAGAGGTGCAGGGTTGGTTAACTGGATGGGGTGATTTTTGTAGTCGTGAGACAGTCGGTGGGCATCTAGGGTATCAGTCGCCATGTGCAATCATTATGCGTGACAACGTAGAGCAGCAGACCGCAAGTGTTAAGCCAGTGCTGTGGAATATGGACGATCAAGCGTACTACACGCTGATAGACCGCGAATTGGCTGGCATGAAGCAGTCAGGTGACAAAGAGCTTATGATGTGGGCAAGCCTGATACGTCGCTATTACTTGTATGGTATGTCTTATACGCGCTTGAGTAAGTCGGTAGTGAGTCAGTATGAGTATGGTGAGGGCACGAAGATACAAGCTCATATTCGGAAAGTGCAAAGGCATTTAGCCAATGCTGAGCGACATATTTATGAGGCTATATTGGAGTTAGTGTGATGGGTAGAAATTATCAAGATTATATTGCCTTTAAGCGCAAGCTTTCTGCTATTGAGCACAAACTTAACGAGGCTGGTTATCAAACAGAGCCTAATGAGCGCGAGTGCTGGCTAGGTGTGACGCGGTATAGAAAACAAACTGAAATGGCTTACTTTTTTATTATGGAAGAGTCTATAGATCGCGTTGTCACTGACATTAAACACTATTTAAGATACGCATAATATGGGAGCTATCCTGATGAGTAGACGCAGGCAAGACATTGTAAAAAAGCCGTTTATGATTATTGGTGGCAATGCTGAAAATAGTCGAGACGGTGAGGTGATATATCAAGACTGCTTTTATGGTGATCTGGGACCAATGACGCGAAGTGTGTTTTTACCAGAGCCTGTTAATGAGTTTAACAAGGTTATGGACCTAGGCTTTCTATCGAGGTACGGCACATCAGAGATAAAGCAAAGGGAGTCAGTATATTATGAGTATAAAGCTGATTGTGTTGCTCGATACGGTCCGGGCGTCTCAAAGTATTGGTTTTACCGTCTAGCTAACGATTTAACTTACAAGGAGCGTTACACAGCAGATCATATACGGCAGCGATTGCATGAGTTTTATAGTAAAAACCCCACGTTTTGACGTGGGGTTTGATTACTTTGTGTAAAATAGTTTTTGTTAGATATTTACAAAGGTTCGTTTGCATCACTCTTTTCTAAAGCGTCTTCTTTAAAGTTTTCTTTTTTTAATACGTCATTTTTTTCAAACCATTTGCACTCGTAATAGCCACGAAGTTCGTTAGCATTATTGACTGTCATTGTTGGACCGCCACTTTTGAGCTTTACTAAATCACCAACTACAAATTTACTTAGTTTTTTTGTCATTTAATCCTTCCTGTGGACTGTTGATTGAACCTCTTATAATGCATGTAAATAGAGATAAATCAATATTTTTCTCTATGTGCCACTTAATAAACCCACTCAGTCCAACAACACGCCAGCAAATTAACCCCATGAACGCTCAAATCAAGTGCAGTCACGTTAATTCATGTTTCATAATAAAAAACCTTGATTATTGGAACGGTAATTGGTAACTTTATGGCAAGTTGAAGGCTCGGTTGGTAGAGGGGTGTTATCCTCATGCTGACTAACCAAGCCTAGTAAACAAACATATTCTAAAAAGCTCATACCTTAATTGGTGTGGGCTTTTTTTATGGGTAATTTTTATGGCTATCGAATCGGTTAATCTAACAGTGCCAGGTGGAGACACACCTCGCTCAGCGTTTACTAAAATCAATAGTAATTTTAGTAATCAAACTCATGCTGCAAGCCGATTGGTTGGCGCAAGCAACGGGAATGTGCCAGTCTATAGCTCAAATGGGTTATCTGACATGGGGTACGGCTCTAAAGCTGTGTTAGCAATAACAGATGCACAAATAAACACAGTAGCTAATGCAATGCCATCTGGTTGGTATGCAACCCAACAGAACAGCTCTAGCGACCAGCGTTTTAACTATGCATCAATATTGCAATTTGCGTATCACGATGCGAGATACGCGCGGCAATTGTTAATTGCATCAGATGCGGGCCTACCTGTTGCGTATGTACGAGCATCATCGTTTAGCGGATCGACAGAGTATTTGAGTGCTCGTATCTACACATCATTAGATCCTATCATCTACAATACAACTACAGCATCAGGTGCAAACACCGTCATTACAGCATCAGGCGAGCTAAGACGATCAACATCATCAGAACGCTACAAAGACATAATCGCAGAATTAGAGCTTGATGACGCTGCATATAAAAATGCAATGAAGCTATCACCAATTGTCTATCGCTCTACTGCGGAAGCTGACAACCCTGATTATCACTACTACTCGTTCAGCGCTGAGAAGCTAGGTGCATACGACCCTGCGTTTACATTGTGGCGTGATACCGAGACGGTCACAGACGACGAAGGCAACGTAACCGAGCAACCGCTTGATGAGCGCCAAGCTGAGGGTCTTAATCTAAATGCTATCGTTGCTTTTTTACACGCTACAAACATAAAGCAAGGCAAGTTGATCAAGGATTTGCAGGATCAAGTCAACGCACTCAAGCCAGCCCAATAACAAACTAAACCACTTTTGGCTCATAAGTATCTGCTTGTTGTGAGCCTTTTTTACATGCGAGGTAACGCTCAGGAGTAACGCATGGCAGATAAAACTATTTGCGGTGCTAAAACTCGTGCAGGCAAGCCTTGTAAGAAGTCGCCAGTCGCTGGCAAGAAACGTTGCCGATTGCATGGTGGCTTATCTACTGGTCCCGCTAAAGGATCAAAGAACGCTTTAAAGCATGGCATGTACAGCCGCATCTTTACCGATGAGCAGTTAGATGAAGCTCAGGCTATGCAGGGCGATGTAAGCCGTGAGCTTGCGATTGCACGTATTCAGCTTGTGAACTGTATTAATCATCGTAAGGTGCAGGGCGATACGCCACAGCTTGACGAGATCAAAGACGAAACACTGGCTGATGAAGAAGACGAAGAGGTTGTTAAGCGAGCACGCGCACGTGACGCTGAACGCTGCGGTGAGTATTACGACCCTGACGAAGATGATTACAGCGGTCAAGAGTCTCAGCCACTCAAGCGCACTCGTGTTTATCGCGCTCGTGATTGGGCGAACGAAGAAACAAGATTGATTAATCTCATTGCTAAGTTAGAGATGCAATTGGTCAGACAGCAAATTAGCGTCGTCGAACTTGAACAGAAGAAAAAGGACTTTGAGAAACAACAACGTGACACGTCAGGAGAGAAACGCAACGTAGAAGAGATGACCGACGATGAGCTTGACAACTACCTTATTGACTTGCTCAGCGGAGACTCTTAAAAAATATCTGCCACGGCTCACGTTTAAACAAAAAATTGCGCTCATTAAAATCATTAAAGAGCGTGAGAAGCGTAAGAAGTACAAGCTACACCAGTTATTCCCCAATGATGGGCCATTCGCTCGTCATGGTTATACCAAGCATCTATCGTTCTTTAAAGATGGTGCGTTTTACGGTTCGCGTCTATTCATGGCGGGTAACCGAGTTGGTAAGACGATTGCTGGCACGTACGAAGATACGTTGCACGCAACCGGTCTTTATCCCGACTGGTGGGAAGGCAAGCGCTTTAATCATCCGACTAAGGGTTGGATTGCTGGCAAGACCAACGAGACGACACGCGATATTCTGCAAGCGGAGTTGTTCGGTAACGTCATCTATAAAGATGGCGGTAAGAAAAAGACCATAGATGGTAGCGGTATCATACCAATCCACTTGATTGATCAAAAGTCAATCCGGTGGAAGTCTGGCGTCGCTGACTTGATCGATACGGTTAAAGTCAAACATGCCAGCGGTGGCTGGTCATACATTGGCCTCAAGTCGTACCAACAAGGCCGAGGAAGCTTTGAAGGTACGGCAATGCACTACATCCACTTGGATGAAGAGCCGCCTGAAGAAGTTTATACCGAGTGTCTAACACGTACAGCGACGACACGCGGTCTGATTTACATTACGTTTACGCCTTTGATGGGCGTGACACCGATGGTCAAGAACTTCATTGAGAAGTCTGACGAAGGCATTAACAGCGTCACTCGCGCTACTTGGGATGATGCGCCTCACTTAAGTGAAGATGATAAAGCCAATTACCTAGCGTTATTCCCCAAGCACGAGCATAAAGCACGTATGCAGGGTATTCCATACGCTGGTAGTGGTCTGATTTACCCGATTGATGAAGACGAGATCATCATTGATCGTTTCGACATACCAGCGCATTGGCCGCAAATCAAGGGCATGGACTTTGGTTGGGACCATCCAACAACGTGCGTCACGCTGGCATGGGACAGAGACAACGACATTGTTTATGTCACGAATGAATACGCAGCACGTGAACGCACACCACGCGAGCACGCGCCACACTTTAATGATAATGGAGCATGGCAGCCAGTCGCTTGGCCTCATGACGGTTATCAGCATGATAAGGGCAGCGGCTTAACGCTTGCAGAGCAGTACCGCGCCGAGGGCGTGAACATGCTCGATGAGAATGCCACGCATGACGATGGCACCAATGGCGTTGAAGCAGGCCTCATGGAAATACTACAGCGCATGGAGACAGGCAGATTGTTTGTCTTCCGCGATTGTACCGAATGGCAGGATGAGCGCAGAACGTATCATCGAGACAAAGGCAAGATTAAGAAGTTGTATGACGACTTAATGGATGCCACGCGTTATGGCGTGATGATGCTCAGATACGCTCAGGTCAAGCCGAGAGTTGGTGGCAATAAAGCCAATAATAATAGAACGGTTATCTAAAGGGATTTATATGAGCAAATCTATCAAAGTGCGGTCACAGTTTAGCGATATTGATAATCAGTGGACTGCTGGCGTATTTGTAGATGGTCAAGCAAAACCCGTTTGTACGGCTACTGCTACAACTAAATTTGAAGCCGAAGGGAAAGCTGCTGATAAATATAGAAAAGAGCATTGCAAGCCTAAAGGCAGGATTGGTGTAATCGAAGGTAAACCGTTGCAAGGTGATAAGTCGTCTTGGACTATCTCAACTGATGACGCTCGTATTGCTGGCATTGGGGCCTTCGATAAAGAACAACTTGCCAGCGACATCTACGAACAACAGAAGATTATGGCTGGCTTGATCGAGAAGGCTAAGCGCTCAGGTATTAATGGTCGCTTGGTTGCTATTGCTAATACGCAAATTGAAATGGGGTTTTTGGCGCTAAATGCACTCATTACTTATCACAAGGAATAGAGATATGTCGGACATGAAACGTTTTGATGCACGCACCCAAGTCATAGCCAAACCAATGACGCGCCAAGCATACAATGATTTGCGTGGTTGGGAATTGCCCGTTGATGAGTGCGGCAATGATGATGGTTATTTGACCGTAGATATTAACGCAGATAGCAACTTTGACGGCTATGACGGCCACGTATCATGGAAGCCTAAAGCTTTGTTTGATGACCAGTTTTATGAAGTTGATCCTGCGTTGTCTGCTGACATCAACCTAGATTTAGATAGTGATGATACGCCAATGGGTAATGATGAGTATGCAGCACGTGGTTATTATTCGGTTCGTGGTACATCGGTCAGTGGTTCTACACGTCAAGGATTATCGCTAGACCAAGATTTGATGCGAGAAGTTATTGGGATGCTTATCGGTAAGCACTCTAATACAGATAGGTTGATTGAAGATGCGAATAAGATTGTCAGTGCAATCATGGGGCGTGATAGTCAGGTGGAAGCCGCAGCTGATTCAGGCGTCAAGGCTGAGGGTGTTACGCTTGTTCCGTGTGCAGCAGATGGTGTGTTCTTGTCAGCCGCGCAAATCAAGAATGGTTCTGTGACGGTTGATAGGTTTGCAGTCGACATGCCGAACAGCGTTACCAAAGAACAGCTAGACAAGCTGGTTGCTGATAGCGAGGTTGAATACGCGGTGTTTGGTGATAAGCTGACAGTAGCGGTTATCACCTTGCCAAACAAATTCAAGGTTACAGGCGAAGCGTCTTGTGTTGATGCTAACAACTTTGATAAGGCATTAGGTGAGCAATACGCGCTCAAGAACGCCACTGACAAACTTTGGGAACTTGAAGGTTACTTGCTTGCAAATGACTTGCATCGTGCCGAGCTTGCTAGCGCTGACGATAATTACTTGGGCCGTATGCGCAAAGAGTTTGCATACTTGGATTCCAACACAACCAAGCTGACTGCCTTCCTGTCCAAGCCACAGCCTACGTTTGTTTCTGACTATCAGTGGGAAGCGATGAAAGATCAGTGTAAGTTCATGCAAGCCTATCGTGAAATATTGAGTATGCGTATTAATAACGCGATGGCTGGTTGATTATAGTTTTTGCTATGATTGGTCTATATGCCAATCACAAGGATATAACCATGTCAGACCAAGAGACAATGAATAGAGCATTTGCACAAGCCATCGTTACTGGCACATCGACCATTATGGTTAGTGTGCCTAATCGCGCTGGCAAGTCTACGTTACACAGACAGATTCAGCAGTTTATGAAGAGCACCAAGCCTATCGAGTCTGAATTATCTAGTGACATGAATGTTAACTGGCACAGTCGCAGTGATAACCCTTGGTTTGAGCCTATTGAATCACGGTATGACATAACAGTCGATGAAGCAGAAAGTCTTAAAGCTGCTTTTGATGAAAGTATGATGGATAGTATTAAAGGGCAGTATGCTCCTCAATACTTTAAGCCCGCAAAGCGCTACACTCGCCAAGAAATTGAAGCTATGTATCCACCGAATCCTATTGATCTGCCAAACGACGACGGATAAACAAACAACTAAACATTAAAAGCCACCTCATCGAAGGTGGTTTTTTTGTGGGAAAGATAACCATGATGCACTACCAAGGTAAACGACTCATTAAACAAACGAGCGAGGAACAAACAATGCCTAAGTATCGTACTAAGCCAGCAACCATTGAAGCAATGGTATTCACCGACGAGCCAGCCAAATTATTAGAGCTTGGTGAGTTTGTTGATAATGGTGCTGATGGCTGGATGACAATAAGCTATGCAGATCGTAACAATCCACAGCTAATCATTAAAACGCCTGATGGCGATGTTCGGGCAAGCGTTGGCGACTACCTCATCAAGTTTGACGATGGTCGAGTCTACCCAATGAGTGCTGAGTCATTCCACGAAAACTATGAAGCGGTGGAGTAAGTAATGTCACTCACAGTGCGATATGGCGTGCCAGCCCCAGCAGTGGTGCGTAAAGGCTATGGCTTGGTTGCGTTTACCTCAAATGTATTCTTTGAAGCCGACGAGGGCGCAACTGCTAACGATGCTGCATTGATACTTTGTCGTCGTGCGTTTGGCCTTGGCAAGTCTTATATCGCTGTGCGTCGCAATCAAGCGTATCAATTGAGAGAGAAAGACGGTGCGTTCTTGGCAGATACCGCAGAAGAATGTGCCAACTACTTATGGAATGGTCACGCAACAGACCGTGAACGTCATGTGGTCATGGATTGTTTGCTTGAAAACCTTGATCAACTGGTTATGCATAAGCCTGAAGGTGAAGATTTAAACCGTAAGGCGCTTGATAAATACTTTGAAGGTGAAGAGAAGTTCACCACCGGACTAATGGATATCGCTAACTCATGAGTAATCCAGCGACACACGGCCTTGATGACGACTTTAAAACAACGAAGGACGGCAAGTTTATTGTGTGGGCGCATGATATGTATGAGTACGAGCGCGAAGCACAAGCCGAAGGCCGAGCACTGCGCGCACGTGATGAGCGCTTCTATGACGGCCATCAATTTACTGACGAAGAAAAACAAGTCTATGCAGAGCGCAATCAAAAGCCGCGCACGTACAATGAGATCAAGCCAGCCGTCGATTGGATTATCGGTAGTGAGCGCCGCGCGCGTAGCGATTGGAACGTGTTACCGCGTACGCAAGATGATGTCGAGCCAGCACAGTTAAAGACCAAGCTCATTAAGTACATCGATGATATCAACAAGGCTAAGTGGCAGCGCAGCACAGCGTTCGAGGACTGCGTAAAGACTGGCGAAGGCTGGACACGTATCAGCGTAGAGCCAAACGAAGATGGTGAGCTGATGATTCAGCTTAACTATGAGAATTGGCAGAATATGTTAGCAGATGGGCAATCAGTCAAAGCTGATATGACGGATTGTCGTTACTTGTGGTCGACAAAGATTGTTGATTTAGAGACGCTGCAACAATGGTTCCCTGATAAATCGACAGAGATTGAGCGTGACGCTGGCGAGTACCAAGAGCTTGAAGATGATTTGAAATCAGATCAGACAGGCGATGATGGTAATAACTTATATAACACCGGCTATCGTGCGCGTGGTTGCGATGACGCTGCTATCAACGTGGTTCGTTCAGGCTCAATGAGTATCACTGGTGGCTATTACTCCTCTACACGCAAAGCAGTACGTGTGTGGGAAATGTGGTATCGCAAAACAGAACGTGTTGAGCTGCTGGCAAATGCCGGCGGGTTAACAGGTCAAATTTTTGATGGCAATAAACAAGAACATCAAGCAGCACTACAAAAAGGTGCTAAGAAGCGATTTACAGTACGCGAACAGATGTACATGGCTATCTATACTGCCACGACTGTTTTGTTCAATGGCAAGTCAATCTATAAGCACAATCGCTATCCGTTTGTTCGTCGCTTGGCGTTCATCGATAAAACAACCAAGTCGCCTTACGGCGTGGTTCGTCAGATTGTCGATCCGCAGTCGGATTTGAACCAGCGTCGCAACTATGCGTTGTATCTCATGGCAACACGTCAGGTTATCGCAGAAGAAGATGCGGTAGCAGATAAAGACGAGGCAATCAAACAGGTCGCCAAAGTTAATGGCTACATCGAAGTTAAGAAGGGCAAGCAGTTTGAGATACGTGACAATCAATCGCTGGCAGGACCGCATGTGCAATTCGCTGAAATGGACAGTGCTTACTTAAAGCAAATCAGTGGTGTGACGAGTGAGAATCGCGGCATGAATCAAAACGCCATGTCTGGTATTGCTATTCAGTCATTGCAGGAACAGGGCACAGTCATTACCACGCCTATCATCGACAACCATCAGCTTGCTCATCAGATTGAGGGTGAGATTGTCTTGTCATTGTGCGAGCAGTACATCTCTCGAGAGATGCAGTTTAGGGTCACGAGTGATATTAAGAATCCGGGTAAGAAAGATTTTGTGGTACTGAACGCTACGCCTGAGACTGACATTACCGCGACCCAAGCGGACTTTGTAATCTCAGAGCGTGATTATCGTCAAACCATGCGTCAAGCGCTATCAGAGCAATTGATGAATGTATCAGCACAAATCACACAAGCAACTGGTGATCCTGCAATGGCGATCGCCTTTATTGAGATGGCGATTGACTTGCAAGACTTGCCAAACAAAGAGCGCTTATCTAGCAAGCTGCGAGAAGTTAGCGGGCTTCCTCCAATCGATGAGAATGAAGACGCGAAGCTGGCACGTGAAGAGAGTGAGAAACAAGCGCAGACCGAAGACCAAGCCAAGCGTCAAGAAATGATGGAGCTTGAAATAGCTAAGCTAAAAGCCGCTATTAATCTCGATAACTCACGAGCCAATCAATATAACCGCGAAGGCGAACGTGAAAAGGCTAATGCTCGACGAGCTCAAGCCGAAGCCCTAGTCAAGTTTCTTGAGGCAGCCGGAATTGTTACAGCTAACGCTGGGCTTTCTGGTGTTTCTGACGACCTTATTAATAGTATGGACAGCATTATGAACGGTACGCAACCAACGCAGGCGAACAGCGAGCAGATGCAAGCACAGGGTCAGCCGGTAGAGCAAGCACCAGTACCGATGCAAACTGACATGCCAGCCCAGCCGCAGCAACCACCAATGCCAACACAGGAACAACCAGTCGAGCCAGCAGCTGGCGAGAACGGACAACCTCCTATGAGCGAGGAAGAAGCGCTCATGATGGAGCAAGCACTCATGCAAGAACAATCAACCGAACAATCTACCAATCCATAAGGATAACGACGATGACAGATGATGTGAACGATGACGATTTTGAAATCGATACTACAGACCTAGATAACTTGCCAGATGATTATGACGATGATCTTGATGAAGATTTTGGTCTGAGCTACGACGGTTTAACCCAAGCTGAAATTGACGCTATCAACGCTGACGACAGCGAAGATAATGACGATGATCAAGATGGTGGTGAATCTGATGAAGATACCGAAGGCGATACTACTGACGATAGCGATGCTGGCGATGACGTTGCAGCCGACAACGATGAGACTAACAGCAATGGTGATGCTGATACTACTACTCAAGATGACGACCTCACACAAGAAGCTGTCACAGTAGCAGAAAAGCGTGCCGCTATTGATGCAGAGTACGAAGCCCAACTTGCCAAACTGGACGAGCTGGGTGCGAAGTGGGACGCTGGCGAGATTGCTGATGGTGCGTACAATGCGGCAAAAGCACGTCTTGACCGTGAGCTTAAACGTATTGAAGTTCGTGAATCCGAGCTGGTCACCAAAGAGGATGCTATCGCTGAACGCGAAACCAGCAAGAAGGAGCAGTTTCAAAACGACTGGGGTGTTGCGGTTGCTGGTTTTATGGAGCGTCCTGAGAATAAGGTTTTCATTGAAGGTAGCCCTGAGTTTGTCGCACTGGATAATCAAATTGGCGCTATCACTCAAAGCATGCCGCCCGGTACACCGTTTGATGTCCTGCTAAACAAAGCACGTCAATTGGTGGCTAACTACATGACATTGCCAGAAGCTGAAAAGAAGGTGGATAAGCCAGTCGATAAGACGGTAAAGCCTGATCCTGAAACCATGCCTAGTATTTCTAGCATGCCAGCGGTCGTACCCAATAGCACTGATGGCAATAAGTTTGCACACCTAGACAAACTTGATGGTCCAGCGTTAGAGCGTGCGATTGCGGATATGAGCGAAGCACAACAAGCCGAATACCTAAATCAATAGGCCAATAATCAATTATGAATAAAATACGCTATCGAGACTGCAGCATAGGCGATGTTATCGAGATAACAGGTCCTTGCACCATTGTGGTTGAAAAGAAAAGTGGTCGAGCACCAAGACTCAAAGTAATAACAGGTCTTGATAGCGAAGTGAATTTTTCAACAGGTGAACAAGCGCATACGTGCTGTGATACCAAAAATAGTCTGACTAAAGGAGACTAATATCATGGCACAGACTAAGATTAATGACGCGCAAGCGGTTAAAAAATGGGCGGGTGCGTTATTCGGTGCAGCTTTCGTAAAGTCTTTTTACGGTAGCAAGCTGATGGCCTCAACCAAGCTTGTCGGTAAGGCTGGTCAAATGGCAAACGCACCTATTGGTGTTATCAACGACCTAGAAAGCGGTGCAGGTGACAACGTATCATTCGATATGTTTGTTCAGCTTAAAGGCCGCGGTACTTATGGCGATGACGTTTTAGAAGGTAACGAAGAAGATTTAACTGCGTTCACGGACGAAGTTAAGATCAACCAAGTTCGTCATGGTGTGACGCCTGGTGGCAAAATGAACCAGAAGCGTACCATCAATGACTTGCGTGCAATTGCTAAAGTTAAGCTTGAGCGCTGGCATGCTAACCACTTTGATGATGTCGTAATGACAACGCTTGGCGGTGGCCGTGGTCATGCTAAAGACTTGTATATCCCGCTTGGTGCTACCGCGCCAATTCGTGGCACGATGAATTACACGCAGTACGACGAGGACAGTATCGTCTATGGTGGTTCAGCAACCTCACGTGCCAGCATGACGACTGCCGATACCATGTCGCTCGATTTGATTGACGAGTTAGTATTAAAGTCTAAGCGCGGTGGTAAAGCAGATGGTGAGTTCCGTATGGAGCCATTAGAAGAATCAGCAGAAGAGTACTACATGCTGACTCTGTCACCTGAGCAGATTCACGACTTGCGTAAAGATACTGGTACTGGTGGCTGGCTTGATATTCAAAAAGCGGCAGCTGCTGCTAATGGCTATCAAAACCATATCTTCAAAGGCAGTGCTGGCGAGTACAACAAGGTTCACATCAAAGAAGTGAACAGCGTTGTGACGTACAACGATTTTGGCGCAGGTAACAATGTGAAGGCGCACACTGGTGTATTCATGGGTCGTCAAGCAGCGGTTGTGGCTTTTGGTAGCGCAAGTGATAAGAACATGCGCGCTAACTGGGAAGAGAAAGAAAAAGATTACGGCAACCAAGTCGGTATCTCGGCTGGCATGGTTTACGGCACGAAGCTACCAGCCTTTGATGGCAAGGTTGTTAACTCAATGGCAGCTTATACCGCAGTGAGTAAGTCTCGAACCTAATCTAAGCGCTTCGCCTTAAAGCAAGTTGGTCATGCCAGCTTGCTTTTTGTTTACCCATTTTTTTACACAGTATCTCTATTGAAGGACATAAGACTATGGCTAAGTTCCAGTCTGAGCGCTATTTGCATAACCCGCAGATTCAAAGCTCAATGATTAGCGGTGTGACCAACACACCAACCATTACTCACAAGTTTTTAGCAGACACAACCGTTGCTGTAGGCGATTTTATTTTGATGTGCAAACTACCTGAACGCTCTGCCATTTTGGGTATCGAAGTGGTATGTAGTGCACTAGGCGCTGGTATCACCGCAGACGTTGGTATCATGAATGTGGATGAATCAGACATCTCTGCTAAGTTTATTGCCGATGGCAACCTTGCCGCGCAGAAGTGGATTAAGATTAACGATAACGTTATCGAAGGCCGCCTAGCTAAAGTGGTTGATCGTCCAACGACTATCGCTATTAAGTTAAAAGGCGCTGGCACGATTCCGAAAGGCTCTTTCATTCACGTCACGCCGCACTATCGTCACGCCAACAACGACGAATAAAAACTATTGGTAAGTCAATAAAACCCACAACGCTAGTCGCTGTGGGTTTTTCCATTTCACCTGCTTATTAAAAAGGAGCCATGTCATGGCTGACGATAAAAAGAACGACGATGACCAAGCGCTTGCTACCAAGAAAGAAGCTGATGCTGCTATTCAGAAAAGCAAAGAAGAAGCCGAAGCAGCAAAAGCTCAAGAGGACAAAATCAAAGACCTTGAAGCCAAGCTTGCTGATGCTGAAAAAAGAGCAAATGCGAACGATAAGCTTGAAGCGGCTGCTAAGCGTGTTACCAAGGTGGCAAGTCAATCTGACACAGACGGCACAATGATTCAGTGCTTACTACGTCGTAAGGGCGGCACCAGAGTCACGTTTGGTCATAACCTTGTGAAACAAAAAACGTATCACTTCAAGCCTATTGATGACAACGACGCTAATTCGCCTCATGTTTGTAACGTGGACGAACAAGAACACGCAGATCGGTTGCTATCTATTAGTGAGTCTTACCGCTTATATCGTGAAGGTAGCGGGTACGTGGATAAGATCGAAGTTACTAGCGGCAATGTTGATGATGAGAAATCATTTGTCAATAAATTTGACGATATCTTATCTATTGATTTTGAAACAGCCGAAAACGATACGGTAAAAGATTGGGCTAAAGAAACCTTGGGCCTAACTTTGTCGCATAGTGCCAAGATTCGTGAAAAAGCAGCCAGTCTCGATGTTGAAGAAAAGTCGGGCGATAACATGCTTGAGTTGCTACGCAAGATTGGTGCAGCGATGCAGGATGAAGAGCGCGCTGCTAGCGAACAAGCCAGCAAAGGCGAGTAGTAATTGCTGCTACTTAATAAACTCACATTAGGACGATACCGCTATGTTTAGCAGTCAAGATTTATTAAATGGCGTTCGCATGACGCAGCTGAACGACCCCGAAGCAATTACGTGGTCAGATTCAGCACTTATTATTGCGCTTAACCAAGCGCTTCTAATGTTGTCTTTGGTTCGTCCTGATGCAACAGCTAAAATCGCAACGCTGTCACTCGATGATGGTTCGCGCCAACTTATCCCTGAAGATGGCGTTCGCTTGTTGCGCGTAGTCCGAAACATATCTTCAACCGGTACAATTGGACGTGCGGTACGCTTGGTACAGCAAGAAGACATGGATAGTATGTCACCAGACTGGCACAACACGCAGGGCACTATTGTCAAAGAATATATGTTTGACTCGCGTTCGCCAAACCACTTTTATATCTATCCGACTGTGCCAACAGGTAGCAAGCTTGAGGTTGAGTATAGTAGCTACGCTGATAACGTCACCGAACTAAACGCAGGCGACGCATTACCAGTATCCCCTGTGTTTGCACAGCCGGTTCAAGAGCTGATGCTTTATAAGCTGCTATCTGGTGATGCTTCAAACGGTGCAAGTGGTAATGATCATTTGCGCGTCGCAATGGAACTCCTTGGCGTGAAAGACGTGCAAGATGAGCGCGTATCGTCAGCAAGACGTACATCAACATAATAGGTGATTTATGGCACAACTCGATGATTTTGTGGACGGTATTAGTGTTCATTTGGGTAACAATGACGCGAGCAATGTGCCACAAATGGCTATTGTGTTTGCTGCAAGACAGGCGCTTAAAAGGTTCTGCGATGAAAGCTATGCTTATATCGTGAATGCTTTTGATCCGCTTGCCGATACAGACAGGTTAATTACTGAATCAGATTTATCACTCACTCGACTAGATAAGCGTTGTGAGCTTAATTTGCCAGCAAATACTTATATCGTCAAAGTATGGCAACTGTCCGACAGCTGCTGTGATTACGAGAATTTGACTGACGCTATTCACAGCTATCCCAATATCATTAATCTACATGCCAGCGACAACAAGACAGACGATGTAGTTGTGTCACTCTCTATCAATCAAAGTGCAGAAGAGTGTCCTGATTTTATTTATCACAGATACTACGATGGCCTATTGTCTGGAACCATCGCCTATTTGCAGCTTATGCCTAATAGACAATGGTCAGAACCAAACATGGCGCAAGTCCATATGGCGGCTTTTGATGAAGCAATCAGTAAAGCTAAGCATGATGTCAGTAGTGGCTTTTTAAAGAACAGACCAAAGACTTCAATACCTGCCAGCTTTGGATAACTCATAAAATTAAATTAATACAACCGCATATGTGGCTGTCTTTTTTCACAAAAAAAGGAGCGACTATGCTCAGATTAGAAAACGGCATCTGCATCAAAGGACAGGTGTTGTGGTTGTTTGCTTTGGCGTTGTCAGTGATGACAAAGGCGATGGCGGCAGACACAACAATGATAACGGCCGAGACAGTTATCGTAGTAAACAAATATGGTATGGGCGCGCCATTTCTGATTAGCTGGTCGCCTGTATGGATATTCGCATTGGCGGGTGGTATTGGCGCTTGCTTTATTAAGATACCTGAAATTGATAAACACTTTAGATATTTGATGGTTGCTAAGCCGTTCTTAGGTTTATTCGGTGGCATCGTGCTGTGCTTACTGGTGTCCGATGGTAGTGAACCTCCTCAAGTGGCGCTCACAGGTTACGCATTCATTGCATCATTACTATCGGCACCAATACTGCAAGTATTGCTCGCAGTGGTTACGATACCTAAAAACCAAGCGGGAATATTAAATAGCATCAATCCATTCAAGTTTAAGATTGTCGTAGCAAATGACAATAAGGAGCCTAACAATGGCAGCAATAACGATTAGTTCAGTTTTGTGTGCCATTGGTGCAGCATATGGTTTATTTATACTTGTTAAGCACTTAAAGGTTGTTAGGCGTGACGTGGCAACAGAGATTAAGTACGCGTTCCCTATCATTTGTGGGACGCTGGCATGGGCAAGCGCGTCATACACCTTTTACTCAATGGGCATTAATAGTCACGTCGATGTACCTCGCATCTTCATGTTGGTAAGTTGGTGCATATTAGCAGGTCAGTACCGACAAAAATACTTATCGTGCGGTAAGCGCAAGCGCACAAAACCACAAACAACGCCTCGTTAATACGGGGCTTTTTTACGCGCGGAGAAAAGTGATGAGCTACGACAGTAGGATTGATAACGCTGTAAGAAGATTGCAGGCGCAGTTAGGGCTTGCGCCAAAACATATCGATGGCGCGTGGGGCGGAACATCGCAAAAGGCGCTACATGCCAGCGGTAAGAAGTTGGGCTACAACTGGGATGTATTGCGTAATCACTTTGGCAGATTCACCCAAGCACAGGTTGACGGCTTTAATACGCTGATTGCGGCAATCAATAAGCGCGGCAGCGACGCCATAAACCCATTGTATGCAGCCTACACACTGGCTACCACATGGCATGAAACCGCCGCCAAGATGGAAGCGATCAGCGAGTACGGCAAGGGCAGCACCCGCAAGTACGGCAAGTGGTATAAAAATAGTAAAGGCGTGGTATATGGTCATGCCAATCATCGCGGCGATATTTATCTTAAATCACAATATCCTCATTTATTTTGGGGCAGGGGTTATCCACAGCTAACCTGGCTTGATAACTATAAGAAAATGGGCAAGCTGCTAGGCTTAGATTTAGCTAACAATCCCGAGTTGGCATTAGTGCCAGCCAACAGCGCCGCCATTATGATCGAGGGCATGCTGCTAGGCTCATTCACAGGCTTGTCATTATCTAAGTGTATGCGCTACGGCTCTTATGGTGAGTTTGTTTACAGCCGCCGCATTATCAACGGTACAGACCGCGATAGCCTTGTCGCACGCTATGCGGTTCAATTCTTAGAGTGCTTAACCATAGTGGACGCCTAACATGCACATACGGATTAATGATTTTGCTGGCACGTTGCCAAGGCTTCACCCTACCAAACTGCCAGATTATGCAGCGCAGTCTTGTCTTAATGCCATGGTCGAACACGGCATCTTATCGCCTAGCAAGAAAGCCGATCAATCCTTTACATCCAATCAATCAGGGCTTGATAAGTTTTTGAGCGCTGTATTTTTTCAGAACAACGACAAGACATATAAGAAGTTTAGCAACTCTTTAGTATCGTTTGCTTTCTCTCCTGTGCATGAGTCGTATCGACTCTACTGGACAACAGAAGATGACAGTCGTGCATTGATGTTTAATAGCTGGCGTGTGGGTGATACAGGTGACTTGGTAACTGATAACTTTGATTATATCGCTGGTATGCCACCAGTTGATGCAAGCAATATATCAGTCACAGGCGCTAATTCTGTCGTGCCAGCCAGCAATATTCTAAATAAAAACAAATCTGCAAACAGCTCATCCAATACCAAAAAGACAGATGATGAGATATCAGATCAAATAGCAGCAGCCCTTGAGGTGGAAGGCGATATTGAGGCAAGAGTATATGCCTTCACTTACGTTAATCGTTTCGGTGATGAATCTGTGCCAAGCGTCAAAGAAGACGTGCTGTATATCAATAAAGGTGTATCACCCATACTAAATATCCCATATTCAAGTGGTACGAGAGAAATGCTAACTCGTGATTATGGTGTGACTAAAATCAGACTGTATCGATCAGTCACCAATTCATTGGGTGTGGCTCAATTTCTGTATATAAAAGAAGTGGGTTTGAGCATGACAGGCAATGCCATTACGATCACTGATGATGTGCCAAAAGGTTCACTGATGATTGGTGAGCCATTACCCACCATTAACTACGACCCACCAAGATTGGGCATGAAGGGTCTGGGTGTAACAGACTCAGGCGTAGGGTATGCCTACATTGATAAAACCATTTGCTTCTCCGAGCCTTTCATATTGTACGCGTGGCCACGCTATTATGAGTTAAGTGCTAAGCATCGAATTATGGGCATAGGTCATTACGACAATACCATCGTGGTTGTTACTACTGGCAACCCAATACTTATCAATGGTGAAAGTCCTGAAAATATGGGTGCATTGAGTCTGCCATTGTATGAGGGCTGTGTATCATCACGAAGCATGGTTAATCTAAACCATGGCTGTATGTACGCAAGCGAAAACGGTCTTGTTTTAGTCACCACCAATAGCGCCAAATTACTGACAGAAGGTATATTTGCCACTGATGATTGGCAAAAGATAGAACCATCAAGCATCCACGCCTGCGCCTATAAGAACGGCTATTTATTCTTTTGGAATAGTGGCAGCAAAAAGGGTAGTGGTTATATCGACCTGAACAATCCAAACAAGGGTGTGCTTTGGTTTGATGATTATGCGCTTAATGCCTTTTTAGATAACGGTCAGGTGCAAGTGATTACGCGTCAGACTGATTACTACAATGTCACAAAATCCGTTTATGCAGCCTTTAATCCAGAGTATGGGCAACCTGCCAGCAATAAAATGTTTGTGTGGCAATCAAAGACATTCAACCTAGACACACCTAAGCGTATGCTTGCCGCACAAGTCATTGCTGATGATTATAACGCTGGTGTGATTACCTTCCGCGTCTACGCCAATGGCATTTTGCTACATGAAAATTTTGTTAGTAGCGCCAAGCCTTTTCGAATCAAAAACCATAGCGTAAAGCATGACTTTTCAATTGAGATAGAATCCAGTACGCCGATACGTGAAGTGGTACTGGGTGAAACGATGCGGGATTTGTTGGCTTAAGGTGAAGTTATGACTATAAAAATTAATTTACCAAGTGTCCCGCGTAGTGCTGATCGTGACACAACGGTATTTTTTCAAGCAATAAGAAAAGCTCTCGATACGCTGGCTAGTACGTCGGCTGGTAATGGCGAACTTAATGCAAAGTCGCGTGGATATATACAACAAATCAATAAAAAAACAAACCAAGAGATTGCAGCTAACATTGAGGATGCTTTAGGTATTGGCAATCTGCTTGATCTACTAAATGGTCAAATAACAAATTCGCAGTTGCATAAAGATTTAGGCGAGCGCATTGAGAAGATTACGTCAAACGAGAATGCAATCAGTCAAGAGCGTTTAGATCGTGTGGCTGAGGTGCTGGCGACTAACAATGCAATTGTTGCTGAACGCCAGGACAGAGTGAAAGCAATCACAGACAGTTCTAATTTATTGCAACAAGACATTGAAGCGGAAGCGCTTGAGCGATTCAATGTTACCGAGGGCTTACGACAAGACTTAGTGCAAGAGATAGAAACACGGTCAGATGAGACCGGACAGCTTATCAGTCATTTTGATGGTCTGTACGCGCAAGTCAATCCTGATATGGCAGGAGATATTGATAAATGGGCAGGTGACGATAGCTACTTTGCTGGCGTGTGGTCCGAGCGCAGCGCCATCATTGAAAAAGACATGGCAATGTCAAAGCGTACAGATGGCTTGCTATCTAGCATTAATGATAATAAGGCGACGATAACAGAAGTCAATAAAACGCTGGTCACAAAAAATGAAGTGGTTGCCTCACAAATTAATAGATTGGCCGCGCAAATGACAGGCGGTTACAGCGGCGATGATTTATCACAGCTAACGTCAGGATTGATTCATCAAGAACGCACAGCAAGAGCGACTGAGATTGAAGGGCTGGCTGAACAGGTAAGCTTGTTATCGGCTGGCGTGGGTGAGCAGTTCGATAGTTTTGAGATTTGGCATTTTGATAAAAACCACGATGGCTGGATAAATGGGGTTTACGCCAATGGTTGGATCAATGTCAGAACCGAAACAATCAATAGCCCAGTAGTTAATATTAATGGCAGCATGTATCGTCACGTCAAATTACGCATACAAAAGGTGGGTACGCCCACGTGGGGCGCTTTACTGACTTATAGCGGTGGCAGTTTGTCAGTTACTGAACCTGAGTACACACAAGATGGGTTTACTATTGTTAATTTTTATCTTGAGTGGTCAGGCACAATAACAGGTTTTAATATAAAACTTGCCAGCGTAGCCAATAATTTAAACTATTTTAAAATTGACTGGATAGCTGTAGGCAGACCATCACCAGGTGCAAGTCATGCAGCATTACTGCGAGAAGAAAAAGTACGCGCAGATAAAGACTTGGCATTAACGCAGCAATTTCTATCGCTTGATAGTCAGATAAATGGTAATGGCGCGAACTCATCTTCATCTATCGTACAAAAGCTGAATACCACAGCTACTAAGACAGATGCCACTACTGAGGATTTATCAAACCTAACTTCAACCTTTAATAATGAGGTGATGGGTGCTCAAGGTGTTGTAGCACGTAATGCTCAGACAGCTGCTAGCGCCAGCGCTGCCAACGCAAGTGATATCAGTGGTGTGTTTGCTCAAGTTAATCCACGCATGGCTGGAGATACCAACTGGTGGGCAGGGGACAATAACCCGGTAAATGGTGTTGGAGTATGGTCAGAGCGTAGTGCACGCATGGAAAGCGATCTTGCCACAGGACAGCGTTTTGATGCGGTTCTGGTAAAGGTTGATGGTAATTCAGCAGCGATATCATTAGAGAGTAAGGTTCGTACTGATGAGATAAAAGCAATTGCTGAACAGACTGAGACGATCCGTGTTGATTTTACTGGACGTACAGGTAATTTATCAGTCGATATAAAAAAAGCTCAGGACGCAGCAGATGCAGCGCAAGTAGATGCGAGTGCAGCAAAGAAAGACTTAGGTGATATATCGGCAGATAGTAAGTTGACTTCGGTAGAAAAGAAACAGGTCGGTACGATATGGAATGAGATTAAAAAAACAGATAGTAGTATTCGAGCAAAGGCTGTTAAATACGGTCTATCAATCACCGCTTATAACAATGCTTATGTCGCACTAAATAACTACTTAACGCCCTATATGGCGAACACCAGTACAACCAGTAGTATCAACCGAACCACATTTGATACGGTTTTTGCTAACTTATATACTAGACGTGCTGAGCTTGACGCAGCAATTATTAGTGCGATAAAAACCGATACTAATACGTTAAGTGAAAACGCTGCCATAATGCAACAAAAAATCACAGCAGTTGCTGATGATAATAGTGCGTTATTAGAGCAAGTTGACACTATTCAGACGACAGTCGGTAAAAACACCTCGTCAGTACAGGTGGCACAAAAATCTATTGACGGTATTAATGCCCGGTGGTCCATCAAGACAGATGTTAATGGTGTGGTCGGTGGTCTTGGTGTTGAGAACGACGGGCGTACCGTTGATTTTATTATTCGTGCCAGCAACTTTGCTATTGCTGCCATTGGTGGTAGTAGCGCCACACCTTTTATTCAAACAACCGAAGTACAGTATATCAATGGACAGCGCGTGCCCATTGGTAGCTACATGGATACCGCTTTTATTATGAACGGCTCAATGACCACCGCCAAGATTGGTCATGCTCAAATTGATACATTGCAGCTTGCTGGCGAGGCTGTGATTATACCGCGTGTACAATTTACTGAGTCTGACTTCAATTTTTACACCATTGATACGGAAGAAGTTATTAATAGCATAACGATTGATGCGCAGGGCGGTGGGGTATCTATTAGTTTTGGATTCGAAAAGCTTTACGCGCCAGTTAATGTCAGAGGGATAAACCCAAACGTTATATTAAGAATAAAGAGAGGCTCTACAGTTTTAAGGACTTTGCGTTATGAGACTGACACAGACCTTTCCTTGCAAAGCTTTTATAACAACGGTAGTTTAAATTATAGGCTTGTTAGCGTAGAAACCAACCGTATAAGTCAGTACAACATAACACTGCCCACGATATTAGATGTACCTCCTGCTGGTAGTCAAACTTATACAGTAACGTTAGAAAGTCGTGGTTTAAATGCTGGGAAAAGTAAAGATGATCGTGCTGAAAATCCAGTTGTTATTACCGCTAGATCATTCCATATCATAGGAGCCAAACGATGATGAAATTATACATTTACCGATTATCAGACGGTCTTTTTATGTATGAAGACGTAGGTAGTACAAACGGTATTATTTATGATTTAGGCAAAGATAAAGACTTCACACTGGTGCAACCACCAAATCCTGATCACCAATGGTACTGGGTTGATGACAAATGGGTGACAGATACAGAAGTTTCTAACGAGCCAGTAGGATAGTTTGTTATACTCTCTTCATTATTAGAAATACTTTGCGTTACTTGTAGTCTTTAGGCAGTCTTTGCCACCTCACAACAACAGATACCTAGCCATGCTTGCATGACTGGGTTTTTGTCGTGTCTGCGTTTTATAAACATCAAATCAATAGTAAAAATAAGCGAGGGTATCATGGGTTTTTTAAGCGGTGTTTTGGGCGCAGCGACAGGGTTTTTAACAGGTGGTCCAGCTGGTGCTGTCATTGGTGGTGTTGGTGGTTTTCTCAGTGATAGAGAGAAACAAAAAGCACAGAGCAAGGCTGATGGTTACAGCGATTCGTCGTTAGCTTTACAGCAGCAAAATCTTCAGTTAGCGAAAGATAGAATGGAGGATTATGACAAAACCTATAAACCCATTGAAGATATTTATCTAAAGGCAGTCAAAGAAGGGGTTAAGCCAGATTACGAGACAGCCACTAATGATGTAATTGGTGATGTTAATTCGCAGTTTGAAGGTGCGGAGTCTGCTCGACTCAGGCAGATACAACGACTGGGGGTAAATCCTAATAGCGGACGCGCAGATGCACTAGGTCGCAATCTATCTCTTACACGTGGGCTTGCGCTGGCAGGCGGTATTACTCGTGCTCGCAAGCAAGAGTCTGATCGATCAGAGGATTTAACTTTTGCGCGTCAGCAAGACGCTTTAACTTTAGGTGTTAATAAACTCAATAATGCGCAAGCAGCATCTACAAGTGCTTCTACTGCATTGTCACAAACCTATGCCAATCGAGCTGCTCAAGAGCAAGCCAACGGCAATGCCGCTGCTAACAGTTGGGCTGATCTGGGCTCAACGGTTTACCAAGCGTGGGATAAATACAAAACCAAGCCCGCGCAAAGTAGTGTCGGCACTGGCGTGTGGATGTAACAGGAGAATGTTATGAGTAGCTTAACTGGGGTAGCGCAGTTCACAAACCGATTTGCCCAAAATATTATGGGTTATAACAAAGAAAAAGAAAATGAAGCTGAACGCGTGGCAGATAAAGAACGTGAGCTGGCACGCCAAGCGCAGCAAGATAAGAACGCACAGGAAAATCATGACGTAACTTATCAAGCAAACACCCTTAGACTTGATGAGGCGAAAGACACACGTACTGAATCAACCAACGCTAGAAATTACGGTAAGACTTATAACCGAGTGCAATACCTCAAGCAGCTAGGTGATGAGTCAGGTGCTATTGATGCCATTGTTGAAGGTGCAAACAGCCATAGTGATTTGCCATATAAAATTAATGTAGACCGTGATGTACATGGAAAGGTTGCTTCACGTGTCGATGAAAACGGCAACAAGTATTATTACCAAAACATCATCGATAAAGAAACAGGCAAGGTTATTCGCACTGACTCAGTAACGTACGATCAGTTGATGAATGGATATACACAACTGCAAAACGGTCAGTCCATTGCCGCAGAGAAAGCGGCATATGAAGCTGAGCGTCGCAAGGCGTTAGATGAAAATAAAGACAAGTTATCGTTAAAGCTGGGTGAAGCTAAGATTGATGACGCCAAAGATGCTAATAAAGCACAACGCGATTATATCTACAAAGTGGATGAGCTTGGAATCAAGCATGGGTATACCGTTGATGAGCTTGGCATTAAGCATGGCTATACCATTGACGAGCTGGGCGTCAGACACGCTAATGCCGTGGACTTATCCAACGTCAATGCACAAAACAATATCGGCATTCGCACCGCACAATCAGACCTTGATGCAGGCGGCACACCTATTGTCGGTGGCGCTGCATGGGGTAGCTTTGATGCGCTTATAGGGCCTGAAAGTAACGGCAATCAATTAGATTCAAAAGGTCGTCCTCTCACCTCGTCAGCTGGCGCGATTGGCATTGCACAGGTAATGCCCGAGACAGCCAAATATGTAGCCAACAAACACGGTATCGCATGGAATGCGAACAAGTACAAGACGGACCCTAACTATAACTACAATCTTGGCAAACTCTACTACCAAGAGCAGCTAAATAAATACGGTCATCCGGCGTTAGCGTATGCCGCCTACAATGCTGGCCCCGGTGCGGTAGACAAGTGGATTAAGAAAAATCCAGCTATGAAAAATCCTGATGCAATGGGGATGCAAAACTTTATCAACGCCATTCCTTTTAATGAAACTAAAAATTACGTTGCAAAAATCCATCGTCAGTCAGGCGGCGTACAAGTGCAGCGTTCAGTGCCGGGCGTACCAAAACTACCCAAAGGCAGCAAAAAAGCTGAGTCAGGCAAAGGTATTGCTACCTCTCAAGACTATAACGCCAGTATTGATAAAGGCGTCAATACAGCTATTAAGAGTGCAAAGCAGCTTGGTATCAAGCCTGATGTCGCTACCACTGCCACTTTCGCGCGCGCTGGAACCAAGCTAAAAGAAATGGGTAAAGCCAAAAATGAAACTGAGTTTTTAGGACTGTATCAAGAAGCCTTCGACTTAGTTATTGACGCTGTACCCGAACGCAGCCGCAAAAAAATGAGTAAGGCCGATCAAAACGCATTAGGCCATAAGGTCCTACTATCCATGGTCGGCGCTTCTTCATTAGGCAACCTTAAAGAGATTGTCTATAAAATCAATCCGTCTGCTAGAAGTGGTGGCAACTCTGCCACAGCAAACGGACTTACGTTAAACCTACCCGGACAACAACCACAGACACGCACGCCAGCAAGACAAACACCGCAGGTAGGCAAGCTGCAAGGCTTGTATGCGCGAGGTTTACCAGCGCCAAAGACCGACCCAAAAGCCACAGAGAACCTTAATTACCTAGAAAACCTAAACGACAACATGGACTGGTAGAAAACACATGAGCTTAGATAAAAAACTTTTCAGTATTGCCAGTTCTGCCGTCGAAAAAGAGCGCAAAACTCGTGATAGTCGCAACCCAGTATCAAAAGGGTTTGATGTTGCCACCAATAAAAGCTATGCCAATGATGATAAAAAGGTTGCTGCCGCAGCCTTGCGTCAATGGGAGAATGGCACTTGGAAGCCAAAGGTTCAGGCTAAACTAAAGCAAGAGATTAAAGCGCGTGCTCCGCACTTAAAGCCGGGCAGTAAAGCTTATCAGCAAACCTATGACAGCCTATTTAATAAAAACTATAAAGACCTGCAAGCAGCTAAGGCAAAAGCACAACAGCAAATCGGTACACTGCGTAAGCCAAAGCAGTCACAGCGAGAACTAGATAACGACTACCGGACCAATGAATCTGTTCGCAATGATACGGTGGGCGTGCAAGCGGCATCACATGCAGCCCGTGATACAGTATCAGCCGTGGGTGGTGCGCTTGCTACTGGTACGTCGCGTCTACTGCGTGCGCCATTACAACTAGCAGCAGATGTTGGTGAAAACGACGACGGCGGTATCTTTGATCGTGGCGCAAAAGCCCTAGAAAGTTACGAAGACAATTTATCCGATAATGTCTACGGTGCTTATGGCGATATTCAGCAAAATGGCAACTTCTCACAAAAGCTTGCTATATCAGCAGTTGAGCAGGTGCCAGCATTGGCTGCCAGTTTTGGTGTGGCAGGTGCAGCAGCGAAAGGCGTGCAGGTATTGGGCGCTGGTGCCAAAGCGACGGCAGCAGCTTCTTATGGTACAGCAGCCGCATCAATGTACCCTCAAGCTTATCTCGATGGTAGTGACAGCACCAAAGATGAATTGGAGAATGCAACCGCCGAGCAGCTTGCCACCGCAGAACGTTCGCAAGATATTTACAAGTCAATGTTCGACAAGAACATCAAGGCTGGCATGAGTGAAGATGAAGCGTTTGCTAAGGCACGCGACCAGACAATCAGCGAGATTGCAGAAGAGTCAGGCGAGAACGTTGGTTTGGCAACACTGGCCATTAGTATGCTTGCGCCTGGTGTTGGTTCTTTCACTGCCAACCGTGCGGCTGGCGGCGCTGTTAGCAGTTGGGGCCAAAAGGTTTTTAATAAGTTGGCGGTGCGTGCTGATGCTGGCAAGGTGTCAAAGGTTGCGATACCGACAGCCGTTGGCACTGGTATTGTGGGTTTGAACGTTGCAGAAGAGGGTTTGCAAGAAGGTTATACCGATTATGTGGCGCAGCAAGCAGCAGTTGATGTTGGCGTAAAAGACAAGATTGATGCAGAACAAAGCCGAGAAGCTATCCTTATGGGCGGTATTTTGGGCGGCTTGATGGGCGGGGGTGTTTATGTAAGCACGCGAAATTCAAAACTGCACCAAGCGCAAGATAGTCTAAAAGAAGCGCAGCAAGCGTATGCCGAAATTGCTGGACAGATACCGCAGCTACAACAGCAGATAGAGACTGTATCGCCTCGCTCACAAGAAGGCCAAGTGCTGGTCGCAAGACTTGATGAAGCAAAAGCTGTGCTTGATACCATGACATCTGAAGCAAAAAAAGTGGGTATTCCTCGTACATCACTGGCGCGTCGTGCGCCTCGTGTCGACCCAACCAATAGCGTGGCAAGTGAGTTTGATGGTCGAGTCGATGGCGCCACTGAATTGGATGATCAGGGTTTTGAGAACGCATTAAATCCAGACGCCACGCCAGTCGAACAGCAAGCGCCAGAATTACCGCCAATGAGTGAGCAGGAACTGGATGCGCAAGACGCACAATTAGCGGAGCTTATCGCAGAACAAGAAGCGCTTGACGAGGCTATTGAGGATGGTAGTAACGAGAAATCATTAGAAGAATCAATTGCCGCTGCACAAAGCTGGTATGAAAATAAACGCGGTGAAGGTAAACAAGGCTTGGCAGGCGTGGTCAGTCGAGCTGCTGCTACTGAGCAAGACGCAGCATTCATACAGCGGCAAGAAACCCTTAAAGGTGCCACAGCAAGCATTAACGATTACATTGCCAGTGAGCGTGCAAAGCAGCAGAAAATTGACGCGCAACTACAACAAGAAGCAAAGGCTGCTACCACTGACGCCGAGAAAAAAACCATTGCGCAAAAGATTGAACAGCGAGATGTGACACGAGCTAAAGAAAATGATCTGCTATTAACAAGTGAGCAGCTAGCACAACCTTATGAGAATGAGTCGTTTGACACGACAGTCATTGGTGCTAATGGGGCACCATTTAAATTGGCACGTTTTTGGGATAGCAACATGCCAGCTACAGCGAAAACAAAAGCAATTGCTGATGTCTTTGGTGGTCAGGTAGAACAAAATGTCGCTAAATCAGATTGGGCAAATCTACCTGAAGGCGTGCAAAAAGATTTACACCAATGGTTCACCGAGCGCTTGGATGGTGTTCGTCAAAGCCGTGAAGGTGCGATCGAGCAGGGCGTAGAACAATCACCCCAGCAACAGCAGTCAGAAGCGCCTATTGCTAAAGGCTTAACCATGCCGATACAGCAACCAGTCGCAGAGCAGGCACCGGTTGCACCAGTTGAAGCTGAGCAGGTCGCAGAGATTGCCATGCCAGCAGCTACCCAGCTAACAGAGCAAAACCCAGTTATTAATATCCCAGCGCCTAGAACAAAGGAGCAGCAGACGGCGTCACAAACCGCAACTTACACGCTCGATAACTTACGTCAAGATATTTTAGATAACTACAGTAGCAATCCGGACGCTATGCCACAGGCAGAGCAACGTGCGTTAGACGCAGGAATACCCCAAGCAGAGGTTACAAAAGCACTAGGTCAAGCATTATTTGAAGCGCAAGAGTGGACTGAAAGCAAGGGTGAAAAACTTACCGAGTCAAAAGCCAAAACACAGGCGCTGAAAGGCGATAGTATTAGCGAAGCCAGTGCGGTTAACGAACAATCGCCGGAATCTGCCAGCGCAGAGACTATTTATAATAGCCAGCCAGCGGCACGTGCTGCTATGAAAAAGCAAAAGCTAAATCCAAAAGAAACTTCTGTTATTAAGGTTGATAATGGATGGACGTTGGCTCAATCAACGCCAGCTACTAGGGCGCAAGCAAGGGTAGATAGTAAGAATGCAATTAGAGAGGCGCAAGACTCAACCAATACTACAGCACCTCAAAATTCAAGCGAGTATGCAGACCTGCTAGCAACCAACAGTAAAAAGGCCACTAAAAAAGATGGTAGTCCAAAATACTTCTTGAGTGATGCTAAGTCACAGCAGTTCATCATCGATAATGATATTGGCGCGACCCATGAAGTTGTGGACAAGATGGAGGGTAAGCAAGAGCGTTTTGAGATATTGCCGAAGAAGCAAACCTCCGAAGCTGCAAGCCAA